TTGGGAATTAAACGTATACGACAATATCTGTGATGCTATGGCTGAAGCAGCTAGACAGATTGGGTGTGCAATCAAGTGGGGAGCTGCCTGGTCAGAGGGAGATATTAGAGCCTACCCAGGAACAGCAGAAGATGCTATGAATACATACATTGATCTAAGACGTTCTCACGGACTTAGACCTTTTATTGATGCACCACACTTTGAATTGATGGCGTAATGCGTTGGTTAGTGTTAACTCTACTTCTTTCTGGATGTGGATTAACCTCCTTGCTTCCATTTGGTGGATCTGGTGGACCTACGGTTAATAGTAATGCACAAATAGGTGCAGAAAATAGACAAGCTGCAGTGTCTGTAGAGCAAACTACATCAGCTGGCAGAGATGTAATTCAAACAACAAAAGAAGTAGAAACTGGTAAAGTGGAAAACCTAGACATCACCAATACAAATATACCACCTTGGGTAATACTACTACTAATCTTAGGTTGGTTATTACCTACCCCTACAGAAATAGGTAGATCTATTACGGATTTTGTGTTAAGATTGTTTGGACGTAAAGATAATCCTAAGTATGACAGATTTAAGTAAAGGAGTAGGGGTAATATAGCAAGCGTCCTGTGTTCCCCCTAATTATTATATGAGCATACCTGAACGAGTAAAAAACAAAATGAAAGAGTTGGGACTTAAAGGTGTCAACAAACCTAAACGTACACCTGACCACCCAACTAAGTCCCACGTTGTTATGGCATCTGAAGGTGGTAAGTATAAATTAATTCGCTTTGGAGAGCAGGGTGCAAGCACTGCAGGTAAACCCAAAGCTGGTGAGTCGGACCGAATGAAAAAGAAACGTGCAAGTTTTAAAGCACGTCACTCAAAAAATATTAAAAAAGGTAAGATGTCTGCAGCTTACTGGGCAGATAAGGTAAAGTGGTAATGTGGGTAGGAATCTTATTAGTATGTTTTGATCCTATGGCACTGTCCTGCAAGATCATAGCAAAACCAGAACCCTTCTACACTGAAGAAGCTTGTCTAGAAGAAGCAGGTAAGGTAGCCACTACAATAAGACAAGGCGGTGCTTATGCTACACCACACTGCCATAAGGTTGAAGGAGATAGTGCATAATGCCATACAAGTCTAGAGCACAACAAGCAGCTGTAGCCATCGCTAAGAAAAAAGCTGCAGCTAAGAAAAAGACTGGTATGTCTAAAGGTGGAGACACTATCAATGCTGCTGGCAACTACACCAATCCAACAATGCGCCGTAAGCTCGTACAACAAGTCAAGGCGGGTTCAAAAGGTGGCAAGCCTGGACAATGGTCTGCGAGAAAAGCCCAGATGGTTGCAAAACAATATAAAGCAAAAGGCGGGGGCTACAAATCATGAAGGCTCCCCAAAAGTCATTAAAGAAATGGACAAAGCAGAAGTGGCGCACAAAGAGTGGCAAGCCTAGTGCTAAGACTGGAGAACGGTACTTACCCGAGGCAGCAATTAAATCTTTGTCGTCTGCAGAATATGCAGCCACCACTAAAGCAAAACGTGAAGGTACAAAGGCTGGCAAACAGTTTGTAAAACAGCCAGATAAGATAGCAAAGAAAACAGCAAAGTTTAGAGCAGCAGAGGGCGGTATGGCTAAAAAACCAATGAATCCAGGGATGAAAGCCCTGAAGAAAGCAGCACCAGCAGTAGCTAAAAAGATGGGTTACAAAGGTGGTGGAGCAGCAATGCATCGTATGCCAGATGGTACTATGATGAAAGGTGCAAAGCACGGATATAAACACGGTGGGTTAGTACACTCCACTGGAAAATTAAACACAGGCATTAAAGGGTGTGGAGAATAAATAATGGCTAAAGAATATAAAACAATCGCTGCTGCACAAAAAGCAGGATCAATGTACTTTACTGGTAAAGACGGCAAAAAGAAACTTGCTGTTACCAAAGAACAACTAGACGCTTGGAAAAAGCGTAACAAAGGTAAATTTACAGGTTCAGCACTTACTGCTTGGGCCAATGCTAAAGGTAAAGACATCGGTGGTAGTAAGCGTGACTCTTCTCCACGTCCTAAGCTACGTCCAGGTTCTGACTCTGCAGGTCCAGGAATGGGTGTAATGACTAAAGCTGAAAAGACTGAAGTTGATGCAGCTAACAAAAGAACTCAACAAGCTAGAGAAGAAAAGGCTGGTACAAAGAAACGTACTTCTGCTGGACAAAAGTTTAATGCTTGGTACGACAAGAATGGTAGCAATTATGGTACCATGAAAGAAGCTATGGAAGCTTACCAAAAAACTCTTAAATCAGGTATGTCTTATGGTGGTATGGCCAAAAAGAAAAAGATGGGTATGTCTAAGGGTGGCATGGTTGATATGAGAAAGACAGGATTGTTTAAATGAGATTAGAAGGCGACAAGGTAATTGGCCCTCGTGGCGATGTCTTAGCTGAGAAAGTCTACGGAGAATGGCAGACAAAGGATGCTGCCGTTCTTGACTTTATTGCCAGTCAAGATAAGCCAAAGAAAAAACCAGCTAAGAAAAAAGCTAAAGTAGAAGAAGAACTAGTAATGGAACGTGCTCGTGATGAGAACGGACACTTTATTGCTGATGATCCCGATACTGAAGTAAATGAAGCTTGGGTAGTTAAGACAATCAAAAAAGCTGTTAAAGGTAAAAAATAATGTCACTGTTTAGTCAGGGTAAGGCAGCACGTAAACGATCTGTGTGGGGTCACAATGAAGGGACCACTACAGAGATCGTATACACCTGTCCTGCTAACTGTGTGGCAGAGGTATCGTTTATCCACATACATAACTCTACAGGTAACACTAATATTACTGTAGAGTGGTATGTAGCAGCAGACTCCTATACTTCACACTTCTTAGAAGGTAAAAACCTTGGTGCACCAGAGTATATACAGTTTACAGATATAGAACTTGTTCTACAACCTGGTGACAAGATTCAGGTAACACCTGATACTGCTGCACACATTGATACCATCCTTACTGTAACAGAAACCTTTGTCCCTGTGGGATAACGGGGTTGCAATATTATCAATAGTATAGTATAACTATGTGTGTATAACTAGTCTCTGTAAGCTGCAATGCAGCAATTTATGGAGACAGTAATGAGAAAGTTTTTTGAAAGATTAATCGAAGCACGTCAACGTCAGGCTAATGCACGTATCGCAGAAATGCACTTGTGGAGAATGTCAGATCGTGAACTAAATGATTTAGGTATCGGACGTGGTGATATTAGAAGAGTAGTACACGAAGGTGTGAAGTGAGTTCTTTGGGGGGAGACTCGTGGACCCAGTTACAATAATCAGTGGGGCCACAGTCGCCTTCAACGCACTTAAAAAAGGTTTTGCTATTGGCAAAGACCTGCAGGACATGTCAAGCCAGTTAACTCAATGGGCTGGCCACATGTCTGACTTAGGTCAAGCTGAAAAGCAAATAAAGAACCCTCCGTGGTGGAAAACACTGGGTGGTTCTGTAGAAGCCGAAGCTATCGAAGTATTTGCAGCTAAACGTAAAGCTGAACAAATGCGTAAAGAGCTTAAGGACTACATTAGCTTTACTATGGGACCATCTGCTTGGGATGAGCTTGTAGCTACAGAAGCTAAGATAAGAAAACAAAAGAAAGAACAAGAGTACCGTAAAGCTGAAATGCAAGAAGCTATAATCACTTGGACAGTTACAAGTTTACTTTTAGCATTAGGATTTGGTACTCTAGGTTTTATAATGTATATGGTGGCATAATGGCTAGAAACTTAACAGAAAAACAACAGAAGTTCCTTGATGTACTTTTTGAGGAAGCTGGGGGCAACCTAGTGACAGCTAAAAAGCTGGCTGGGTATGCAGATGCTGTAACTTCTAGACAAGTAGCAGAGCCACTTGCAGATGAGATTGCAGCACTGACTAAGAAGTTTATTGCTTCGTCTGCTACAAAAGCTGCATACTCTATGTTTGAAGTTATGAATAATCCAACAGATCTAGGAAATAAAGAAAAGATGGCAGCTGCAAAAGATGTCCTGGATCGTAGTGGCTTTACAAAGACAGAGAAAGTAGAAGTCTCTGCTGCAAGTCCACTGTTTATTCTGCCACAAAAAGATAATGAAGACGAATAAAACTTGGACGTTACCTAAGCCAGATTTTGTGGATGGTGAGTATGTCTGGAAACCTGTGGTAAGATTAGGTAGTCATGTACCATTTGGCTATAGACAAGACCCAGATGATCGTGATATACTATTACCAGTTCCAGAGGAACTAGAACTATTTGAGCTGGCTAAGAAACACCTTAGACGTTATAGCTACAGAGAAGTAGCTGGTTGGCTCAGTACACAATCTGGAAGATATATCTCCCACGTAGGTTTATACAAGAGAGTAAAACTTGAGCGAAAACGTAAGACAGAAGCTGCAACTCAACGCTACCTCGCCCAACGCTATAAAGAAGCCCTCGAAAAAGCGGAAAGGCTCGAAGGTAGACTCCTCGGTCAAAAAGAGTACACCAGCTCAACCGAAGCCTGAAGAGCTAGACTTTGAACAGGTTGCACAAGAAGTTATATTTGAGCCAAACGCTGGTCCACAAACTAGCTTTTTGGCTGCAACTGAACAGGAGGTTCTTTATGGAGGTGCTGCTGGTGGAGGGAAATCCTATGCAATGGTTGCCGACCCTGTACGCTACCTGGGGAACCCAAATGCGAGAATGCTTCTCGTACGCCGTAGTACAGAAGAACTTAGGGAACTTATCTCGGTAAGCAAACAACTATATCCCAAGGCTATCCCTGGAATCAAGTTTATGGAAAGGGATAAAACTTGGGTAGCTCCATCAGGTGCTACATTGTGGATGTCATATCTTGATAGAGATGATGACGTTATGAGATACCAAGGTCAAGCTTTTAACTGGATTGGCTTTGACGAACTTACACAGTGGCCTACACCTTATGCATGGAACTATATGAGGTCACGTCTCCGTACTACTAAGGCATCAGGATTGCCACTGTATATGAGAGCAACAAGCAACCCTGGTGGCCCAGGGCATCAGTGGGTAAAGAGAACATTCATTGATCCTCAGACTCCAAACAAAGCGTTCCATGCTACTGATGAAAACGGAGATGTGATCACTTGGCCGAAGGGTCATAGCAGAGAGGGTGAGCCTCTGTTCAAACGTAAGTTTATTCCAGCCACCCTTTTTGATAACCCTTACCTTTCGGACGATGGACTTTATGAAGCCAACCTTTTATCTTTGCCTGAACACCAACGGAGACAGTTGCTTGAAGGTGACTGGGACATTAACGAAGGAGCAGCTTTCCCAGAGTTTAACCGAAACATCCACGTTGTTGACCCATACGACATACCAAGCAACTGGATACGCTTTAGAGCTTGCGACTACGGTTATGGTTCCCACACTGGAGTTCTTTGGTTTACTGTAGTTCCTGGATCAGAGCAGTTGGTAGTTTATAGAGAACTGTATGTATCTAAGGTAACTGCTACAGACTTAGCAGATATTATCTTAGAGATAGAAGCAGAGTCAGGGGAAAAGATACGTTATGGAGTTCTTGACTCTTCTTTGTGGCATAATCGTGGTGATACTGGTCCTAGTCTCGCTGAACAGATGATTATGAAAGGTTGCAGATGGAGACCCTCAGATAGATCTAAAGGTTCTCGTGTAGCTGGTAAGAATGAAATACATAGACGCTTACAAGTAGATGAGTTTACAGAAGAGCCTAGGGTTGTGTTTTTTAGTAATTGCACTAACACCATAGCACAAATACCCAGTCTACCTCTTGATAAGAATAATCCAGAAGATGTAGACACCCATGCAGAGGATCACTTGTACGATGCTCTTAGGTATGGTATAATGACAAGACCTCGTAGTAATGTGTTTGACTTTGATCCTGCAGCACAAAGAACAGGATTTCAAGCATCAGATCCCACTTTTGGATATTAAGGAAAAGATATGGAAGAAGAATTTGAAGATATGGCAATGGATTTAGATCAGGCTTCTGCTATTGAAGACGTAGCAGAAGATGATTATACAGATCCAGTCACAGGTCAAATCGTCCAGTTTGTAAGAGACAAGTTTAATAAAGCAGAGACAGCACGTCAGCTTGATGAAGAACGGTGGATCAAAGCTTACAGAAACTACAGGGGTATGTATGGATCTGACGTACAGTTTACTTCTACAGAAAAGTCCCGTATCTTTGTTAAAGTTACTAAGACAAAGACACTAGCTGCTTATGGACAGATTGCAGATGTTTTGTTTGGTGGCAACAAGTTTCCTCTTAGCATTGACCCTACTAAACTTCCAGAAGGTGTAGAAGAAACTGTAAACTTCGAAACAAACGAACAGCTACGTAAGGCAGTTGGCAACGACGAGATGGCTACCCTACTTCCTGGAGAAACTTATCCAGAGTTTAGAGAACGTCTAGCAGGATTAGCAGGTGTACTAGAACCTGTACTTGACGATGTTAAGTCTGGAACTTCTGGAAACCCATCTGCAGTACAGATGCACCCTGCAGAGATTGCCGCTAAGAAAATGGAAAAGAAAATCCATGATCAGCTAGAAGAATCTCATGCAAAGAAACACCTACGTGCAGCTGCATTTGAATGTGCATTGTTTGGTACAGGTGTAATGAAAGGACCGTTTGCGGTAGATAAAGAGTACCCTAACTGGTCAGATGAAGGGGAATACTCCCCAGTCTTTAAAACAATTCCACAAACTACTTCCGTATCTATTTGGAACTTCTATCCAGACCCAGATGCATCTACTATGGAAGAAGCAGAGTTTGTAGTTGAACGCCATAAGATGTCACGTTCACAGGTACGTGCACTTAAGAATCGTCCATACTTTCGTTCCAATGCTATTGATAACACCCTAAGCCTTGGTGAAAACTATCGCAAAGAGTGGTGGGAACAAGTAATGGAAGACAACTCAGAAGAGGATAAGGCTGACCGTTTTGAAGTCTTAGAGTTCTGGGGTTTTGTAGACAGAGAAATTATTGAAGATCAAGGGGTGGACATTCCCTCAGAATTAAAAAATGCAGATCAGCTTAGTGTAAACATCTGGATTGCTAATGGACAAGTACTACGTCTAGTGATGAATCCATTTACTCCAGCCTACATTCCATACTTTGCTGCACCATATGAAATGAATCCATATAGTATTTTTGGCGTAGGTATCGCTGAAAACATGGATGACACACAAACACTTATGAATGGCTTTATGCGTATGGCAGTAGACAATGCTGCCTTATCAGGTAACCTACTTATTGAGGTAGACGAGACTAACCTCGTCCCAGGGCAAGACCTCTCCGTGTATCCAGGCAAAGTGTTTAGGAGACAGGGAGGGGCACCTGGTCAAGCTGTGTTTGGCACTAAGTTCCCTAACGTATCTAATGAGAACATGCAGATGTTCGATAAAGCGAGAGTACTAGCAGATGAATCAACTGGCTTCCCTTCCTTCGCACATGGCCAGACAGGCGTATCGGGAGTTGGTCGTACTGCCTCTGGTATTTCTATGCTTATGTCTGCTGCCAACGGCTCTATCCGCAATGTAGTCAAGAACATTGATGACTATCTACTGGCACCACTAGGTAAAGCTTTCTTTAACTTTAACATGCAGTTTGACTTTGATGAAGAAATAAAAGGCGACTTAGAAGTTAAAGCTCGTGGTACAGAGAGCTTGATGGCTAACGAAGTACGTAGCCAACGTTTGATGCAGTTCTTGCAAGTTGTACAGAACCCAGCACTAGCACCGTTTGCTCGTATGGATTATATTGTTCGTGAGATTGCTAAGTCTATGGATCTTGATCCAGATAAAGTTGGCAACAACATGGCAGAAGCTGCAGTACAAGCAGAGATACTAAAACAATTCCAAGCAGAAAATCCACCAGAACCACAGCCAGGAGTTCCTGGTCCACCTGCAGCAGGGCCACAGGGCGCTCCTGCGGGGGCACAAGTGCAGGATACGCAAGGTAGCGGGGGTGGTACTATAGGAACGGGTACAGTGCCTACACCAGGAGAACAGGGCTTCTCAGGTAACACTGGCCCACAGGTACAATGAAACTTGTAGTGAATAATACTTTGAAACCTTTTGTAAACAATCCAGAATTGTACAACTCTTTTTTGGAAGAGATTGGAATCCGAATAGATAAGGTACACAAACGCCTCGAGCAGATTACAGATGTAGAAGAGCTGTATCGTGCTCAGGGTGAAATACGTGTGCTTAGATCCTTATTACTTCTTAGGGAACATGTAAATGGCTAATGTTGGAGAAAAGACAGGTAAAAAAACACAAGCAGGTCGTGACGTATACAAGACTCCTGAAGGTGAAATGGTATCTGAAAAATCTACAACTTTTGAATATAAAGGCAAGTGGATTAATATTCCTACAATACACGATGGCAAACAATATTCTCAAGATCAACTAATAAACATGTTAGATAAAGGTTTAATTAAACCTACAAGTACTCATAATAAATTAGAAGAAGCTGTTAAAGCTGCAAAAAGTCGTAGCAAATCTCTTAAGTTTAATGAAGGTGGTTTAGCTGATCAAACTCTTGAAGCTTTTGGGCAACCTAATAAAGGCTTAAGCTGGGGTGAACTTATTGTCGATAACATTTTAGGTTTAGACAATGAGTATGAATCTTTCGGTGAAAAGCTTGGTAAAGCTATTAACGAAGATGAGATTAAGTTTTTAAAAGATGCAGCTATTGGTGTATACGAAGGTACTAAAGAGTTTGTACAAGCACCAGTAGAGACTACTAAACAAGTAGTTAATGAAATTAAAGATAGTGTAACTAGACTTGGCTCTGAAGATTTAAACACCAGACTTCAGCGTATGTATAACGTAACGTACGAACAGGCTACTGATGAACAAGTAAACCAAGCCAGAGAAGCTGTACTAGGTGATGCACTTACTGCACTAGAGCTTGTACCTGCAGCTAAGGTTACAACTACTGTAGCTGGTGCTGCAATTCCAAGTGGTCTTAAAGCAGATGTTGTAGGTCAAACTAAAGCTATGCTTTCTGGTGATAGAGAATTCTTGTCTGGTACACCTACAAGTAAGGCTACAACTCAATCTCTTAGTGCAGGGTTTACTGGACAGAATCCACCTACTTACAAGAAAAGAAATACTCCACTCTCACAACAAGAAGACTTTGAACCAGACTTTAACGAAGATGGTGTTATAAAACCTAAAGGTATACCCTCCGAAAAAACAAGACTGCGTAAAGATAACATTATGCAGTTTAGAGAACCTATTGCAGAGTTTGCAAAAACTGTTACAATACCTAAAAAAGGTTTGCTTGGTTCAGAGTTTTTAAAGATGATCAAAAAGAATGAGTCTATTGCAGACTCTTCTCTGCAACCTCAAATCATAGACCCTAAAAAAAGATATACTAGAGAAGAACTTTTAGAAGCTATTGGTCTTCAAGATCAATACCCTGGTCCAAATGTCTTTGAATCTAATGCCTACATAAATAATACAATGGGTGGGGAAAGGTATGGTTCCTACCAACGACAAGGAAACGATGCTGGATTTTTAGATATTGAAGAAGAGTTAGGTTATTTTGAAATCCCTATTGTTTCCAATGTACCCTCTGGTTTTGAAGGCACAGGAAAAAATTTTAAAGCTAACTCACAACATTTTGAGGCAGGTACTATTGCTCACGTTAGGGGTTCTATTGTACAACCTCATAATTTAGAAGAGTCAGGATTTATAGGTACAAATGTTTCTGCTGAGTACGAAAGACTTACTGATTTTGGTAAGAAACCTTTTCTGTTAGTTGAAGAAATTCAGTCAGATCTTTTACAGAAAGGTTATGCAAAACCTAGTAGTTTAAGTGATGCTGCTTTCAAAAAGGTTACTGAAGAGTGGTCAAGAAATAATGCTGTTACTTTTCAAGAAGCTTTTGGAGATATATCTAAGGATATAAAAAATATTTTTGAAGAATTAGATGAAGCTAATATAGTTAGACCAGATTTGGTAGATGGGTTTACTGCAAAAGACAAGTTTTACAGAAGTGCCGCAGAAAGAGGTTATGTACTTTCTAATGAGTTGACGGATACATTGGATAAGTTAAATGCTAATCCTAAAGAACTTGTTGAGTCTTTTACAGACCTTATTGACACTGGAAATTCGTTTTATCCAATTATTGACTCCAATACGTCAGAAACTATTGATCCAGCAGACTTTATAAAAAGATTTAAAAAAGAAACTTACCTTACTCCTAGACAAAAAACTCAAAAATTCTTTGACAAGTCTAGGGAATTTTTAGCAAACAAAAAGATAGATAAAGAGATTGATTTTAATGAATTTCAAAATCTTTACGAAAGATATAAAACTAATCAATTTAGGATAAGCCAAGGGGGGTATCACGATGATATTGGCTTACCTCCAATTACAAAAAATAAACAAGCTGTAGAAGAATCGTTAAAAACTCTTATAGCAAAAGCAGCTCAATCAGGTGTAGATAAAATTGTTATTCCACCTGCAGAAAGAATTGCTTATGCAAGGGGTAGAGATATTGACCCTAAAAATAAAGGTGATAGGTTTTATCGAACTTATGTTTCAGACTTAGATAAGGCTTTAAAAGATCTTGAAAAAAATTATCCAGTTAAAGTTCATAGAGATGTAGAATTACCTTACGAACGTAAAGAACGAATGATAGAGGAATCAGAAGCTACTGCTAATTTTTATGAAGTTGCAAGAGATTTTATACAGGAAAATCTTATAGAGTATGAAGGTATCAGTATCCCTCAAGATATAGATTTAGAAGTCCTTAATCGTGCAGCAGATAAAGAACGTTCCATCTCTCCTTTGTCTGCTGAAGAAGATGCAGCATTTCGAACATTTGCAAAACATAATCAAATATCTTTAGATGAAGCAGGTGAGGCTTTTGATAATTGGTTCGATGGTCAACTTCGCCACTTACAAGGGATAGATGGGTTTGATGAGATACAGGAGAGTCTGTCTACCCAAGTTTCTAATAAAGGTATAATCTTAGATGTCTCAGAGTTAGTGGACGAATACAAAGTAGAAGCACCAAGACAATTTGCCGAAGGTGGTTCCCCTAGACCTAAGCTAAGACCAGGTTCAGATAGAAGAATTTCTCCTAAACCTCGTCTAAGACCTGACCCAGAGAGACAGTACGGTTTAGCTGAAGTAGAGGCA